TAATCAGTTCTTTTAGTTGGTCGATTCTTATTTTCTCAACTTCAGCAACTGTAATTCCTGTTAAAATGGAAATAACTCTAATTTCTCTATCAATAGGATCAATCTCTTTATCTCTTGTAATATCATAGATTAAAGGAAATTTCTCTATTGAGATATCATGCCAGCTATTTGGTAATTCAATTGTCATCATTTTAAAAAGTACCTTTTAATTATATTATTGTGTATCTGCCTGTTTTGTATTTAGAGTAAGCGTGGAAACTTAAACATGATGCCATAACTCCGTCATCGTGAAAACCACTTGTTGCTGAATATTTAATTACTCTGCTTTTTGGATTGTATTCGTAAGTAAACATTTCTAACTCTTTGTCTAACCAATCCACATTTAAGAATTTAACTTCTTTGTTTTGATTTGCCACTATCAAAGATTCAACTATTTCCTTTTTGCTTTGATTAGTAGTTACAAACGGCTCAATAGTGCAATAACTTGAACATTCCTTTTGCAGCATTTCAAATATAACATCTCCAATAGAGTTAACCTCAACCAATGCTGTTTGGACATTATTTGTCCTCAAACCTTGAGCAATATTCTTTACTATTGTTGCCCAGTCGCTATGCCTCCAACGTTCAATGTAGAATTGTTCGCCTTTCTCGTTAAATATAGATAGTACCGAGTAATCATCAGCCCTACCTAAGTCAATTCCTGCAAATGCTTTTCCGTAAGATTTGTTATCTGTTAATTGTCGATTGTTGAATAACATTGCAGAGCCATCAATAAACTCTGCTAGGTATTCCTGCCTAAATATCATTTCCGGTAAGGTTAACTTTGCATCGTCTATCTCGGAAGGGTTAATCATTGGATTGTCGTAACTTGTCATTGTGAATGACTTGTACTGCTCATTTGTGCCATCCAATTGATGCATCTTGTAAAAATGATTCTTACCTTTTGGAGTTGAAATCAAAAGAACCTTTTTACCTTTTACTAAAACTGTTGCCCTTAAAACTTCAGTCCATGCCTTTTCATCCATGAATGCAAACTCATCACAAACTAAGTAATCAAATGTGAAACCTCGAATATTATCATAACGTTCTGCTGAAAAAAATTGAATTGTTGAACCTGTGATATACTCGATTATTAATTCAGACTGATTAACCTTTCGATATATTTCCATCCTTTTAGCAAATGCCTTAAACGTTTCTTCAAATACTTTCTTTGATTGTTTATAGACTGGTGATACCCATGCTATTTTACAGCCTTTATTATTTAAAGCCCAAAATAACATTTGATTCAATGCCAATAATGTTTTACCGAACTGCCTTCCTATATTGATAATATAGTATTTTTCAGTTCCGTTATTTATTGCATTATGAATTTTCTTCTGGTTCTTGTGTGGTGTGTATAGTACTGCTTTCGCCAAAGTCCGCTGTAAATTTCATGTTGCCTGTTACCTTTACTTCTTGTTGCTCAATATATCCTCTTTTCTTTCCTTTACACTTTAAATAAAACATTGTGCTTAGTGGATTGCCTTTCGCTATCTGTTTATGCAAATGACTTTCTGCAAAGTCCAATGCAACATTCTCAATTTCCTTTACTGCCTTTTTATAGTCCTTATCTTTTGAGTACCATTCATAATGAGTAGACCTTGCTATGCCAACTTGCTTACATGCTGATGTTATTACACCTAAACTCTTTTCAAGTGCTTCTAACATTGCCTTTTTTAATATGTCCGAATTTGTTGTCATTATTATTTTTTAAACCATTGATTATAAATTTCAGTTGCTATTTGTGCGGTCATTACTGGAGGTACTGACATTCCGATTAAATACATTGGTCGTAATTCTTTAAAATTATAATCAAGTGGGTAGCTACCTATTAAACAAACCTCTTTATTGCTTAATTTTCTTTTTTCTGTTGAATGAAAAAAACCTTCGCATTGATTTGCTGTAATTGTGTTACAAACTTCATTATCAGCTAATCGCATACTTGAAAAATTACTTCCATTTGAAACAGTCGCAAATGATTTTCCTTGTTTGCATATTTCCCACATTTTTGACCTTTGCCCGTTTATACCTTCTTTTAGTCCTGTTTCTTTTATTTCTTTAAATAATATCGCCTTTTCATTAAACTTTAATTCTAATTTAGGAAAGTTTAAATCATTCCTTTGACAAATAAAAAATACTCTTTCTCGTTTTTGAGGTACGCCCATACTTGCAGCGTTTAATAAAAACAATTGCACTTTATATCCTGCAGCTTCAAATTCTTTTTTAATCCTGTGAACGTATGCCTTTGCATTACCTTGAATTAATCCTTTTACATTTTCAGCTATAACAACTTTTGGCTGTAACTTTTTTGCAAGTCGTATGTAATCAAAAAATAAATCATCTAATCGCTGTTCAGCTTGCCCCTCTCTAAATACTTTTGTTTTGCCCCAGTCTTTTTCCCTGTTGCCTGCCATGCTAAATGAAGAGCAAGGAGGTGAGCCATCTAAAATATCAAGGTTATATAAATCTTCGGGAAATTCTTTCCTATCTGCAAAACCTCTTATATCTTCAACAAACAAGTATTTTGGATTGTGATTAGTTTTATAAACATCTGCTATTGGTGGGTCAATTTCAACACCCCCTAAATGTTCAAAACCTGCTAACTTATAACCCATAGTCGACCCACCGCCACAAATAAAAGTTCCAAATACTTTTAATCCGTTACTTTTAGGATAACCGTTTTTTAAATACCACTTATAATTAAATCTATGTTTACTCATTGCCTAATAATTTCCAAACAGCTTGTTCAGGTGTTGATGCTATTTTACTTAATTGGTCCTTAACTAAATTATACTTTTCTTCAGTATATTTTAACTTAATAATCATTTCAGTATCTAAACTATCAATATCAATTTCTTCATTTTTATTTGAATAATCTATATTTTTAAAATTAGGTATTGTTAGCCCCCACTCTTCTAAACTTTCTGTATCCCATTCATTTGCTAATATATCCCAATCCCATTCACCAAATCCTACATTGTCTTTTATTATAAATTCCTTTTGCTGTTCTTCGGTTAAGTCTTTTGCTTTTACTATTGTTACTTCTTTTAACCCAGCTTCAATACAAGCCTTGTGCCTCATGTTGCCACCAAGTATAACCATTTCATCATTTACGACTATTGGTCTTAACTCAAGCATTTGCGGAAACTCCTTAATAGACTTAACTAATTTATGGAACTTGTCATCCTTAATTAATCGAGGATTGTTTGGATTGCTTTTTATTGCGTTTATTTTAACCTTTTGTATATTCATCTATATATCTATCTAAGTACCACTTTGCTTTTAATAAGTCCTCTTTAAATTTACTTTTGTCTTTCTTACCTGCTCTACTTATATACTTTACTACATTGCCTAAATGAAAGTTAAGTTCCCATGATTCAATTACTTTTATAGCTTCGTAGGTGTTTTGTTTACCTCCGTAGTGTTCAGGATTATTTACTTGTTCCATCTTTGATTGTTGCTAGTAAAAATTCAAGTAATTGTCTCCTACATTCTGAACATCCTAAATTAAAAGGTTTGTTTCCTGACTTGATTGCTATTTCGTTTAATTCTGTGTAATTAAAGTTAGGTGAATAATTCTTACCCATTGATTCCCAATTTAACAAAGATTGTTTTATTTCTTCGGTCATAGATACCTATCATTAATTCGTTCAAAGAGTGAAGCTATTAATGCAAAGGTAAAAGGAATTGTAATCAAATCAAAATAGTTAGTAAAGTTAATTATTTGATAAATTAAGAAACTCCAATAAGTTAAGCAAAGAGGACAGGTAAAAGGTTTACGATGTAACCATAAAGGTTTAGGAATGAACTTTGCTATTATGTATGTAGTTGCTAGTAGTTGAAACATTAGTATCCTTGACTTAATAAACAAACTGATTCTGCATGAGGTAAATGACCAGGATTCCCAAAATAAGCGAAGAAAGTCGAATGAGGATGCAAAGGTTTTATTTTTTCTTTTGCTAATAAAATACTCATTACTGATTGATCATGTCTGTGTCCTTTTACTCTATTATCTTTACTTACTTGATTAGTTTCATTGGTCCAGTCTCCTTCATAACATCCTTTTATATTTGTAGCTTTTAAGTATTCTTTAAATAGTTTGTTTGCTTTTTCGTTCTTAAAATTAAATCCCATTAAACAAGCCATTATCATTTTATGTTTGAATGATTCGTCTCTAGTCATTGAATAGTTATTTAAACATTCGTCTGATGTATAGTCTCCAATTGTGTAACCTAAATTATCAAAAAATATAAATCCGTTTATGTTTATGTATTCAATAAATTTATCTATTGACTTAATGCAGTAAACAGGACTATCCATCCATATTACAATTTCAAATCCTTTTTTCTTAATTTCATTAATTGCATAAGGTTTGAATGCGTATGGTATCTCGGAATGTTCAGGGCTATTAATTTGTTCAAAATTTCTAAACTGAAAATAGTTTTCCATTGGAAAGTTAATAGCTTGTAAAGATTCTGCTTGTCTTTTACCTGCTAATTTGTATTTTTCTTTGTCATCAAAAAAAGTAACAATAGCTACCTTAGTATAGTTTGTCATAGTCTTGGTATCTGTAATGGTAAACAGGTTCTTTTATTTCTACTTCTGTTTTAATTAAACCTAATCTTTTTAGTTTCATGCAATAAGCGTAATCTTCAAAGTTGCTTTTATCTTCAAATTTGATTAGCCTTGCAATATCTCTTTTAGTTGGAGTGATGTGATTTGTAGGTCTTAAATAAATTTCATAACCTTTTGACCAGTCAGCAGTATATTCTAAATTCTTACTGATATACCATTCTTTTTTATCTCTTCCATTAGTTGTCATTATTCCATTAATGGCTAGTGCATCAGGTTTTTGTTCTAATGCTGTAATTATATTATAAATAGCATTAGGCATTATCATATCATCATCATCAATAAACCAAACATATTCTCCTTGCGCTGCATTTAGTAAATCGTTTCTTTTTTGTCCTGTTGTTTTAGTTCCTTTTGGAGCGTCATCTGAAATAACCTCAACTAAGCCAAAAGAATTTGATAACTCTAACTGCTTATTTATTTCAGAATGTAACTCTAAAAATAAGTTAGTACGTTGAGGTACAGTAGGAATAAGGATTGAAAGTATCATTTAGCGTAAATTATATTTTCTAAATTTTGTCCAATCACTTTAAAGTTATATTTACTCATTTCTTCATTAATTGCGTTTAAATGAGTTCCATTATGTTCAATACATAAACACTTGCACTCTAATTCATTTAAGTATAATTGCTTTAATACTTGAACATCTAATCCTTCAATATCTATGTTTATAAAATCATATTTAGTATTTAAAGTGTTAAAATCTTTAAAAGTTAATGCCTGTACTTCAATTGTTTTATATTCAGTTGTTGATTCCCATTTCTGTTTATCTTTTATTGACAAAGTAGAAAGTAAATCAGTATCACCGTTACCTAAATGTTCACCACTTACATAAAAAGTCATTAATTCTGACTTATCTGCAATAGCTATATTATGAACCTTAGTTTTTTTCTTTCTGCTATAAAGTTTCTTTAATTTTTGAAATGCGTTTGGAGATGGTTCAACTAAATCACCAGTCCAGCCTAATTCAATAAGTTTCCTGCTATTTGATAAAGTTACACCATCATTTGCTCCAATATCTAATAAATGACCTTTAAAATCTTTAAAGTATTCTAATATAATTTGTTCTTCGTTATTTTGACTATACATTA